TTTGCCTGTGTTGCATTGAATTGAGAGACATTGTTGGCTAGATTTGCCATGAATTGTTTTGTTTGATTTTCTGATGTAGCATTAAACTGCTTAGAAGCATTATCAGCAGCTTGGTCTGTTAATATAGACTGATTGATTGTTTGTGCATTGAACAAGGCTGTCTGCTGTTCATTACTCAAGTTAGCCATCTCCATTTGCAAGAAGTTCTGTGCATTTTGAACTGCAGCCTGTTGATTGTTACTTAGGTTAGCCATGTCTAGTTGTGACAATGCGGCAGCTTCAGCCATAACCATAGCTTGCTTATTAGATAGATTTTGTAAATTCATTGTATTTACAGCACGAGAATTTTCCATAGCTATATTTTGTTCAGCAGTAAAGTTCATATTAGCTATATCACCTATTCTAGATGAATTTTGAACTCTTGCCTGAAACTCTTGGTCAAACTCTTGACCCATGAATGTTGCTCTTTGTTGAGCCGCAAGCATAGCACGTTGCTGTCTGTTGGATAAGTTTTGTGTTTCAAATTGTGCTTGGATATTAGCATCGGCTTGTGCTATTGGAAGGGCAGATTCTAATGCACCTTGTATAAGTGCCTGACCTGCAATACTAGACGCACCCAAACCTCTAGCTGCCAATTGTCCTTGAATACCACGTAGTGCTCCTGCCGCCCACGGTGGTGGGTTATTCATATCAAAGTCAGCAGTTAATTCTTTTAGTTGACCTTGTACTGTTGCTTTTTCTGTTGGGGTAGCTGTGGCGGCTTGAATCTGTTCAGTAAACTTGGCTGCTTTCTCTGCATCTGCGGCACCACTAATTAGTTCACCATCCTGTATCTCACGTTGTACAGGGTTCTCCATTATGTAGGCATTGCCTTGTGCAGCCTCTAAATCAGATACAGCAGACTTTGTTTGTTGAGCAGCTACTACTTTAGCTCTTGGGTCATTAGGGTCTGTCTGAGCAGGTAAGTTAGCTTCTAAAGCTGTTCTAACTTCATCTGTAGATTTTGTGGCATCGTATGTTGAGGTAGTTACTTCTTGTGCATCATCTGCCTTAGTAGTATCTGCTTGACTTACTGTTGCATCTGTTTGTGTGCCAACTTCTCCTGTTCCTGTAGCAATCTCTTGCTTTGGGTCTTTTTGTATTGTCTCAACTTTTGTAACAGCACCTTCAGGTATCGCACCTGTCTGTGCCATTTTAGCTGTTACATCTGTTATGTTTGCTTTTCTAGTTCCCTGTACTACATTGCCATCTTCGTCAGTTGTTGTTGTTGCAACATCACCATAGGCATCTACTTGACCTTCGCCTGTTCCTAGTGTGGTTGTAGGTGCTTGTTTTTGAGTTTGTAGAGGTGTACCATTTTCAATTATAGGAAATTGTTCTAAGTCACTAGGATTAGGTCCTCTACCCACTGTTTGTGTAGCTATGGGTGTACCCCCAACCTGCATTCTACGTACAGCACCCCCTTGTGCCATTTGTATAGCACGTTGATTGTACATATTCATCATGTTTTGTTTGTCAGGGTTTTGTTGTAAGTAACTGTCAAAGCCTTCCAAGCTACCTGTGTAACCCATACTGTTAGCTATCTTTTGTAATCCTTGTGGCTTAAAGCCTTTAAACATTGCCATACTTTATTCCTTACTTCATTACGATTGCAACAATCAAAGCCACCACCCCAAGTGTACCCACCATAGACATAGCTTCTATTCGCCACATTCTTTTGTCTAAGTTTTCTAGCTTGTCATTGACTGCTTGGTATCTGATAGCACACTCTTTTTCGTGGGCATCAAGTTCCATCTGTACTTTGAGTTCAGGTTGCATTTGTTGTTTCATGTGTTATTTCCTACTTATCCAATTTCAATATAATCTAAGTTTAACACTATTCTATAAGGTGCTTCACAAGTATTAGTTGAGCCTGTGTGCATCAAAGTATTAGGAAAAATAGCTATTCTATTTGCGACACTTTCTACTTTAGTATCATCTTTAAATTTAGTGTATCCATTATTTGTATTTAAATATAATACAGCAGTTTTAGCAATACTAGGTGCTTCTGGTATGTCTATATGCATTCCATGTTCTATAATTTTATCTGTTCTAAATAATAAATTTGCCTTAATTCTTATAATACTGCACATATTCAATTGTTCAATTAATGGTGTCATAAAATTAAACATGTGACTTTGTGGAGATTTATAATCATAAATAACGTGTGTCATTTGAATATGACCATCATTATCAACAATACTATGTTGTAAAAACCATGCTAATTTATCACTAGTAAATTCTTTTATTAATCTTTCAAAGTTGATATCATCTAAAAATTTATCTTTTGTTTCTATCATACAAAAGGTATTCCACAAAACCAAGCGACTAAAGAATACCTAGTTCCTTTTGTAACGGGCTTAACTCTATGCACCATATAAGATGGAAACACTATAACAGTTCCTGTCTTTTCTTTAATTAATCTTTCATCATCATAAAATTGAAATTCTCCACCTTCGTAATCTTCACTCAATACAATGGTCATTGATAATTTTCTTGCTTTACCATGTAAAAATTTATTGGTAGGTTTGAAGTGTTTGGTAAACCCGTTGCCATCTTGATGAAAATCATAATGTCCATCTTTTTCGTACTTTGTTATTTGCATTGGCTCACATGCATCTATTATAAAATTCCAATTTGAATTTACGTTTGCAGTATTAGCATAATCCCAACAAAGATTAAAAAGCCAATCATCATTAGACCAAGCCACATCAGTTCTTCTTATTTTTGTATTTACTGATGCTTCTGATACTACATTATGTGCTATTACAGCCTCTTTCCATTTATCTTTACCTAAACTTATTATACGTTGACATGTCTCTTCGCTAAGAGCATTTTCAAACACCCAATAATTATGTTCTGCATTTTGAAAACTTTTTTTGTTAGTATTTAATTTAATTACATTCATGCTTATAGCGTTAAGTTACCATCTACAAAATACATATCAATCATAGGAGTGGTATCCCATTGACTGTATTCAATAAACTGAACACCTGATTCTAGTACGTCTACTGAACTGTCGTAATTATAATCTTGCAAACTCCAAACACTAGAGTCTAAATCACTAGGTAAAACTCCATCAGAAACTGAACCTAAAAATTGTAAAGTATTATTATTAACTATTATTTTATGTACTGCCATATATTGTTCCACTATTTGTTAATGTTCTTGATGTGCCTGTTATAGCCGCACCACCTGAACCACCTGGATTAGCAGAGCTAGTTGGGTAATATCCTACACCACCAGGAGCTCCCCAGCCGCCACCGCCGCCACCGCCGCCTAGGTCTCCACCTACGTTAGGTGCATTGACACCTGGATTCCCTGCTGAACCACCAGCACCACCTGGTCCTCTACTTCCGCCAGGACCCCCAGCACCTCCAGTGCCCGGAAGTATTCTACCACCTCCACCAGCACCTTGAGTTCCAGCGAATGTTGTAGCAGAGCCACCACCACCAGCTCCACCACCATATCCAAAGCCAGTACCAGTACCATTAGCTCCTGCCGTACCTATAGAGCCACCTGCACCTGCGGGTCCTCCTCCGTTACCGCCACCAGCTCCGCCTCCACCAGTACCATTTCTACCTCTACCTCCGCCTCCACCGCCTCCTGCGATGAATGCACCAGAGTTGTTGATAATAGTTACACCTGCTGATGTTACGTTAATTGCGGGTCCTCCATTATTATCACTAAGATTAGCTCCATTTCCACCTTTGCCTATTATGTAGCCATTGTTAATTACGGTACAAGGTATATTGATTATCATACCTGCGGTAGATGTACTATCAGACCAAATGTAAACACCACTGTTAATTTGTAGTGTTTCACCAGAACTTATGTAACTTGATACTGTGATTTCTTGAGCACTACTGGTTATTTCTGTAGGAGCAGTTGTACCACCAAAGTCTGCGGACATACTGATTTGACCAGAACCTGAAGCATTACCTTTACCGTAATATTCAGAAAGTGATATAGGGTTAGCACCACCATATTCTGTTTGAATTTGAGATAAACTTATCTGTGAACCAACTGCAGGAAGTGCCATTTATTACTCTCCTTTTAATTCATTTATTTCTTGCTTAAGCTCTTTGATTGACTCAATTAGCAGACCTATGATTTGGTCGTACTGTACAGTCTTATATGCTACACCATCGTCTGTCTTCAATGGTAACTCTTTCTCACTTACTGCACTTGGTAGAACCTTTTCTACTTCTTGTGCAATAACACCAGCAGATTTCTTGCCATCGGCTTTGTATGTGAATGTGTAACCATTAAGTTGACTTACTTTGTCTGTAGCATTTTCAATCTTCTCAATGTCTGTCTTCAGTCTTTCGTCTGATATAGTTGTTGAGTAAGCAATTACGTCACCATCTGCGTGGAAGTCACCATCTGATTCCATACGAAATTCTTCACTATTGTTGGTTATAAAAGCTATATGAGCATTATTTGAAAATGAAATATAGTCAGTACTATCTAATCCTATATTGCCACTAGCATACATATTACCAGTAACATCTACTCCACCTGATGTTGTTTCAAACTTTATAGAGTTATCATAATAAAGGTTTACTCCAGCATCAGTGGAAAACGTTGCCATAGTTTCAGTAGTGCCTTTTTGTAAATAAATACCACTTCCTTGTGAAGTTATTACTAACTGTCCTACACCTACATCTTGTATATAGCTATTAGACCCATCGTGATAAATTTGTAGGTCATCACTAGAACCTATCAATATCACATCATTATCTTGCAGGTCCAAGTCACCACTCATTGTAAGTGTGCCACTAATATCAGCATTGCCATCTACATCCAAGCTATCACACTGTAGTTCACCAGTAATGTCTACACCATCTGACTTGGTAACGAATTTTTCTACATTGTCATACCTTAATGAAACTGCACCATTATCATTGAATACTGCATAAGTTTCACCTGCATCACCTGAACGAAGAGTTATTGTACTAGAACCATCAATGAAAAGGCTACCAGCTCCTTGGTCTCTTATAATACTATTTGAACCATCATGGAAAATCTCTAAGTCAGTTCCTGCACCAAATATGGCTTTCACGTTATCACTAAAATTTAAGTCACCTGATGTCTTGGTATCTGCTGCATCACTTCTTAAGAATGAAGCACTATCTACACCATCTAATGTATCAGCATCTAGACCACTACCACTACCATCTACTGTCTTTATAAGTGTAAGTATTTCACTAGCACTTTGGTCTGCTGTTGCACCACTTTCTATACCATCTAACTTTGAACCATCAGATGCTACATCTCTGCCATCTACTGTGCCTGATACAACTACGTTGCCTGTTACGTCAACGCCTGATGTTGTGGTTTCAAATTTACCTGCACCTGCATAATGTAATTGAACTTTTCCACCATCATCAGCAACAATCATGCTTTGGGTATTTCCTGCATTATTTACACGAAAGTTTGTACCTAATAATATTAAATTACTAGCACCAGTTTCAGCAATATAACTAGCACCAGACGCACCATCGTGATAAATCTGTAAGTCAGCACTGTCACCCAACTTAATGATATCACCGTCACCCATGTTAAGGTGTGTAGTTAGTGTAGTCTCACCTGTAACACCAAGAGTACCTGCTACCTGTATGTTCGTGTCAAGTTTTGCACTCGTAACGGAGTTAGCTGCAAGATGTTCTGCATCAATAGAACCTGCAACGTAGTGTTCAGAATCAATTGAATCATCAGCTATCTTTGTTCCATCAATAATGTCAGCAGCTAAATGTTCTGCATCTATTGACCCTGCAACATAGTGTTCAGAATCAATAACATCATCTGCTATTTTAGTACCGTCTATAGCGTCTGCTGCTATCTTTGCAGTTGTAACTTGTAGGTTACCTATATGAGCAGTATCAATTGACCCATCTACATATTGGTCACTATCTACAGAGTTAGCTGCCATTTTTCCGACAGTGACATTAGCATCCGCTATCTTAGCTGTTGTAACGTTTGCATCTAGTATCTTTGCAGTTGTTACAGCATTACTTGCTATACCTCCTGCAGCAATTTGTGGTCCTTCACCTGTAGTGCCATCGTGTGAATGTCCTGTACTGCCATTGAATGCAGCTTGGACTGCATCAAACTCACCATCGAGGTCTGATGCGTTAATAACGTTCCCATCAGCTATATTATTTGCTGAATCGTTACGAGTATATCCTGTTCCCATTTTTTATCTCCTAGCGTTAGTAATATACTGCAGGGTAGCAGCGTCTATGGTAAATGTAGCATCTACATTTGTTCCCACGGTTTCGTATACAAGTGATACAGTAAATCCTGAACCTATAGTTTGAACTTCGTAAACAGTTTGTTGTTTTCCACCAAATGTGGATGTTCCAAAAGTTCCAACACCATAAGTAAAAGAGCTACCACTATCGTTTGATAACACTGTTGAATTTGGTTGAACCGTATTAGGTTGGTCAAAATCAAACTTCAGTGTATAAGAAAGCTCTAGTTCCCCATCCGTGTCTAAATATGTCGTACCTTTATATATAGTTTTTCTGACTTTTGGGTCTCCTAAAGGTATAAAAGGTGTGGCAAATGTTGCAGGAATAACTGCTCCATCTAAACTATTTCCTTGTTCCATTCTATAAATGTAACCATCAGTAGCACCAAAATATATATTTTCAGTACGACCATCATATTCACTATATGTCACAAAAGCATTAAAGCCACGTAAATCATTAAAAGATAATCCACCTTCTAATTGTGTTGCTGCAATACCTTTAGCTGCATTATTTGTGAATCCTGTATTATATCCAAATATTCTATATTGACTTTTCTCACGAATAACTGTACTTGAAAAACCATTAGGACTACTAGCAATTAAATCTAATATTTCAGCCTGTATTGGTTTTGAGACAGCAGCAAGACCAAAGTCACCAATTCTATCTGTGGCTGAAAATAATCTTAAACCATCAGGTCCTAAGAATATAACATCACCACCTATTTCTTGAATGGTATCTTCAGCTACACAACCTAAGTCACGAGACACAGGTTGCAATTGAAAGTCAGCTACACTATTACCATTAAGTACATTTATACTACTTTCGCTAAATATAATTAATTGTTCACGGAAAACGATTAAACCTGTAATTGTATCCGTTATATTAATTATACCACCACCGTTAGCAATTGTCAAGTCATTATCTTGATATGGTGCAGAAAATACTATCTTTTTGCCATTACCAAAGAATAAATGGTTTTTAAAGTTGACTACAAAACTTGCACCTGATACATCAGAAGGTAAAGCAGTTAGTTGTTCAAATGTAGTTCCATCAAATCTGTAAGGTTTACCTGCTCCATCAACAAGCATAATTTTTTCTGTGCCATCAAAGTCATACTTTAAAAATCTTACTTTTCCTGAACCACCAATTGTAACACCTGCACTGTTGTATGTTGCATTGTCACTTATCTGTGTCCATCCTGACCCACTAGACCTAAATAGGTCATCACCTCTTACAGCATATACTTGATTACTGTATCTCACTATACCTCTGATAACACCTGTATTTGGTACAGTAGATGGGTCAAACTTCTCATATCCTTCAACTCTTCTATATCCACCAAAGATAGAAGGTTCAAAGTTACGCAGTATACGTGCTGAACCAGGTGCTTGAAATCCTTGCTGATAAGGAGAAAGGTTTGTTATCAAGCCACCTTTAAATTCAAATGAATGGGTTTGCCATGCGTCTGCCATTAAATAACAGACCTAGAGAATCCCATCCTACCACCACCTGTGTTCTGTGGTATCATTGTAGAACGTAAGTAGTATGTTCTGTTGATTAATACAATACGCATATTCTTTATGCCTTCATCAAACTTTTGCTTGGCTACCATTGCGTCTTGCGAATTACCACGAAATAAATAAGCATAGTGCATTGCACCATCAACAATAATATGTTTAAATCTTTCAGGAACAGCAGGAACATCATCATATAAAATTAAATCGACAGGAACACGATAATATTCATAGACAAGTGTATATGCCTTATCAGGTTCAGGAGTAAGTATGTATTCTAAAGCAGGTCCATGTGCCACCATTTGTGGTACACCACTTCTACCATTGGTATTATATTCTTGGTCTACATACTTATCTAAGTATTCTTCATAAGCTATGATGCCTAGTTTTGTTGTTGCGTTACCTAGTGTTGTATCT